GACAAGTTCGACCAGTACCTAAGCAACGCCGAGCTCACGAGCCCAGGCATCCTCGCGCAGATTTATGTCGCGGTGAAGGCCGAGCCGATCAGCTGCGACTTCGGCAGCGATGCGCTCGCGGACGCCGTCGACGTCTGACTGTCAGATTCCGCCGGACAGAATTTTGAGAAAAAGAGTTGACTAGGGCGTTGCGCGTCTCCTTGGTCGAGGGCGCAACGACAATGATTCGCTCACTAATCCTCCTCACGCTGGCGTCCGCCAGCCACGCCGCGCCGCCGGAAAGCTTCTGGCGAGCGCTTCATCAAGTCGAGACGTCGGGCCGCACCGGCGCGATCCTCGGCGACAACGGCCGCAGCCTCGGGCCGCTCCAGATCTCCCGCGCCTACCACGCCGACTCGCGCGTCGCCGGCGATTACTCGCAGGTCACCGACCTCGCCTACGCCCGCCGCGTCGCGACGGCTTACCTCAAGCGCTACGCTCCGCAGGCGTGGGCGCAGGGCGACGTCGAGACGCTCGCTCGCATCCACAACGGCGGACCCGCGGGGGCGCGCAAGCCGGCGACGCTGCCTTACGCTGACAAGGTGCGGAGGGCGATGCGATGACTTACGACGAGTTCATCGACGCGAAGACTAAGGTGGCGCAGGCTAGCGGGTTTGAGCCGTTCGAGATCAAGGCGCCGCTCTTTGACTGGCAGAAGTCGATTGTGCGCTGGGCGATTCGCCAGGGTCGCGCCGCGCTCTTCGAGGACTGCGGACTCGGCAAGACCGCGCAGCAGCTCGAGTGGGCGCGCCAGGTCGCGCAGTTCACCAATATGCCGGTGCTCATCCTGACTCCACTCGCGGTCGCGCATCAGACCGCGGAGGAGGGAAACAAGTTCGGCATTACCGCAACCGTCCTTCAAGACGGCATCGAGGTGCAGGCTGGGCCAGGAATCTGGATCACGAATTACGAGAAGCTTGAGCACTTTAACCCGGCCGCTTTTGCCGGCGTCGTGCTCGACGAGTCCTCGATCCTAAAGGCGTTTACGGGCAAGACGCGCATCGCGCTGACCGAAGCCTTCAGCCGCACGCCATATCGTCTCTGCTGCACGGCGACGCCTAGTCCCAACGACTACACGGAGTTCGGCCAGCACGCCGAGTTCCTCGGAATCTGTTCGCCGGCGCAGATGCTCGCGACGTTCTTCATCAACGATACCTTCAACACCGGCGACTGGCGGCTGAAGGGTCACGCCGAGGGAGAGTTTTGGAAGTGGCTCGCTAGCTGGGCCGCGTGCGTCAGCCGGCCAAGCGACATCGGCTTCTCGGACGAGGGCTACATCCTGCCTCCACTCAATATGATCGTGGAGATGGTCGCCGTCGATCAGCGCGACCACTCAGGCGAAGAGCTCTTCCGTCACGCCACGCTCTCGGCAACGACGATGCACGAAGAGATGCGACTGACGTCGGAGGCTCGGGCGAAGCGAGTGGCATCGCTCGTCAACAACTCAAGCGAGCCGTGGATCGTCTGGTGCAATACCAACGACGAAGCCGACAAGCTCAAGGTGCTAATGCCCGACGCGCTCGAGGTGCGAGGATCCGAAACTCCGAAAGCAAAGGAGCAGAAGATCGCTGCCTTCACGAATGGCCGAGCGCGCGTCATCATCAGCAAGCCATCAATCTGCGGGATGGGCCTCAACTGGCAGCATTGCCGCAACGTGGCCTTCGTCGGCCTCAGTTACTCGTTCGAGGACTTTTACCAGGCGCTTCGTCGATCCTATCGCTTCGGCCAGACGAAGCCAGTCAACGCGCACATCGTGCAAGCGGAGACTGAAGGAGCCATTACCCAAGCCATCAACCGGAAGATCCATCAACATCAGACAATGCAAGAGAAGATGAAACTCGCGGCGGCAGCGTTTGCCGAGAACCGCATCAAGGAAATGAAGAAGAACACGGCCGTCGACTTTAAGACTGGCGACGACTGGAAAGTCTACCACGGCGATTGCGTTCGCGTGGCGAAGGAGATTGCCGACGAGTCGATTGACTTCTCGATCTTCTCGCCGCCGTTTGCCGATCTCTTCACCTATTCGGACGACCTGCAGGATATGGGCAACTGCGCCGGCCTAGAGGATTTCACGAAGCACTTCGAGTTCCTCATTGCGGAGATCGCGCGCATTATGGTTCCAGGACGCGAGGTCGCAGTGCATTGCGTCGACCTGCTGTCGACCAAGTGGAAGCACGGACGCATTGAATTTCAGGACTTCAGCGGGGAAATAATCCGCGCCTTCTGGCGCCACGGATTCCTTTTCCACTCGCGCATCTGCATCTGGAAATCCCCCGTGACCGAGATGCAGCGGACTAAGGCTCACGGCCTGCTTTACAAGACGCTTAAGGCCGACAGCTGCGATTCGCGCGTTGGCTGCGCTGATTATCTGCTCGTCTTCCGAAAGCCGGGAGAGAACCCGAAACCCGTGACCAAGGATCCGAGCGCGTTCCCGGTCGAGATGTGGCAGGAGTACGCCTCGCCAGTCTGGATGACAGTCGATCAAGGTCGCGTTCTGAATCGCGAGGGCGCGCGCGACAACGCCGATGAGAAGCACATCTGCCCGCTGCAGCTCGACGTGATCGAGCGAGCCGTGACGCTCTGGTCAAATCCCGGCGATCTCGTCTACTCGCCGTTCACAGGGATCGGGTCCGAGGGCTACCAGTCTTTAAAGCTTGGCCGCCGCTTCGTCGGATCTGAGCTTAAGAGAAGCTACTTCGAGCAAGCCTGCGCTAACCTCGCGCTGGCAAAGTCCCAGACTGAACTCGCGCTCGTATGATACCCAAGATGATCGCCAAGGCACTACTCGCCGGCAAGACGCCTAAGGAGTTCGCGCACGAGGCCGGCATCTCGGTCTCGTGGGCCTATCGCCTTGCGTGGGACGCTGGCTTCAAGTCGGTCTACATATCACGCGAGGAGCAGAAGATGATTGCGCAGCGGAGGGCCGGCCGATGAACCGCGCGACAAAGGCGCTGTTTTCCTCCGGCCTCGCCTACTCGCATTACGCGCTAGGCAAGGCGATCGTCTACCGCGACGAGTCCAAGCGCCAGCATAGCTGGCTGCAACGGCAGCTGCTGCGGCAATCAATGCGCGATCAGGCGCTCGTCTACTCCCGCGAGGTGCGCTGGATGCGCTATGCAAAATAACTTCAACCGCACACAGCCGGTCAAGAACCTGACCGGAGCCGGACACTCCGCGGCGCGCTACACCGGCACGCACGGGCACAAGGAGCGTTCGCACTACTGGGTCTTCATACCAGGCGAAGGCTGGGTGACGTGGCTGGCGATCCATAAGCAATTTAGCGCGGCGTTTAACGACTGGCAGATGCGCCAGGCGCTTGGCCTGAGACGCAAGCGGTGAACGTACTTGAGCTAGAACGGATGGCTCGCCGCGGGGCCGAGGACGGCTACGGCGACGAGTGGCATCCGCAATTTACCGCCAGCGCGCGAGTGCTGGCATCAATGAGAGCAGCAGCAAACGAAGCACGAATCCAGATGCAGAACGAAGAACTACTGACAGCAATCCTCAACGAGCTCCGCGCGATCCGCTCGGCGCTCTCCAATCGGAGCACGCCCGCCGCGGCTCCTGCCGCCCAGCCGGCGGCGCAGAGCAAGGACATTCCGCAGCCGTCCGAGCTTGTGGCCGATCCCGGCTCGGTTGAGGTTCACTTCGGCAAGAACGCCGGCACGGCGCTCCGCTCGCTCGGCGCGAAATCGGTTGAGTGGTACGCCCAGGAACCCGAGCCCAGGATCGGCAACAACGGCAAGCCGTTCCCGCCTCGGCCCGAGGACGTCCGCCTCCGCAACGCCGCGCGCCAGCTGGTGCACGGTCAACGCGGCACGCTCGCTGCCGGCACTAAAGTCACGCTCGTCTCCGAGACGCTGACCGAAGAGGTGCCGTTCTAAACTTAAAGGGCGCGACCGAGACTTCCCAGCCGCGCCCTCAACCCAGAAGCAAAACACAACACAACAAGAGCCAGACAATGAACACCGAAACCGTCAAAGAAGAGACCCAACTCGCGGCCAGTCCCGCGGCCAAGATCAACAAATCGCCGGTCACCTTCGGGGCCCAGGGCGTGCAACTCGCCTCGCTGGAAGATGCGTATCGCTTCGCGAACGCCATCGTAGCGAGCGGCTTCGCGCCAAAGGGAATGGAGAAGCCTGAGTCCGTCCTCGTCGCAATCCAGTTGGGCGCCGAGCTTGGGCTTACCCCGATGGCTGCGCTCCAAAATACCGCCGTCATCAATGGTCGGCCGGCAATCTACGGCGATGCCGCGCTTGCGCTGGTCCGCGCCTCGGGGCTGCTCACGAGCTACAAGGAGGAGGAGATCGGCGAGGCTGGGAGCGACGCGCACGGCTACCGCGTGACCGCGGCCCGAGGCGATGCGAGCACCGTCGAGACCTTCACGGTCGCAGATGCGAAGCGGGCGAAGCTTTGGGCCAAGGCCGGCCCGTGGACCGACTACCCGAAGCGGATGCTGCGTTTCCGCGCCCGCGGCTACGTGCTGCGCGATCTCTTCGGTGACGTGCTCAAGGGACTGCGCACCGTCGAGGAAGCCAGGGACATCCCGGCCGAGCCGGTGAACGTCACGCCCAGGGGCCTCGGCGAAAACCTCTAAGCACTACCCACAATGGAAACCACACACGAGATCAAGAAGGCCGCGGTCATCGCGGCAGCTGCGGAGCAAGTTCGCGCTCTGCTCGAGACCCATTACGACGCGATGCGGAAGTCCGCGGAGGAGAGCTTCGTCGACGACGACACGCAGTCGGAGCCGAAGGCCAAGGCCAGCTTCACCATCGAATGGGATGCGCTCGCGATGGCGCCCACCGTGAGCGTCAAGGTCGGCTGGAGCGTCCGCTTCAAGGACGAGTCCGAAGCCGTCGTTGATCCGCTCCAGGCCAAGCTCGACATCGGAGGTGCCGAATGAACGCCGCAATCCGAGGCGAGCCGTCCGAGGTTTACCACGCGACGGACGCCATCTCGCATAGCAAGCTGGAGGTCTTCCGCCGCCGGCCGGCTCTCTACCACCGGAAGTACGTGCTCAAGGTCGTGCCTGACGCGGACTCCTCCGCGTTCGCCATCGGCCGCGCCACGCACGCCGCGGTCCTCGAGCCGCAAGTGTTTCACGCCTCCTTTGCTCGTCGGCCAGATGGCATCGACCGCCGCACCAAGGAGGGAAAATATGCGTGGGAGCAGTTCGCTCAGGCCAACGCCGGCAAGACGATCCTCGACGCCGAGGACTTCACGCTGGTCGAGCAGATGCGAGATGCGGTGATGGCGCATCCTGCGGCTTCGGAGCTCTTCAGCCGCGGCGAGCCTGAGCTCGTCTGGCGCAAGCAGTTCGCGACGCTGAACGTCCAAGCGCGCACCGACTGGTTCAACGAAGCAGGCTGCGCGCTTTGCCCGCGGCCCTACGTGGTGGACCTCAAGACCGTCGAGAGCTTGGACGACGGCGCCTTCCGCAACTTTGAAAAGGCGTTCGTCAACCTCGGCTACCATCGGCAGGCGGGCTTCTATCTGCCGCTGCTCTACGACTGCGGAATCGCCTGCACCGACTTCTACTTCGTCGCGGTCGAGAAGTGCGAGCCGTTCGGCGTCGCGGTCTACAAGGTCAGCAACGCGGCCTTGCAACGCGGCCAGGAGGAGACGCTCTCCGACCTCGCGCGGCTCAAGGGCTGCATCGAGGCGAACCGCTGGCCGAATATGCCGGAGGACGTGCAAGAGATCGACCTACCCGAGTGGTACAAAGGAGGTGCGCGATGACTCTCAACACTCTTGCTTGGGCAACCGTGCTGCTGATCGCCGTCGTGGCCTATGCGCTCCTGACCGCGCACGATGGGAAAGGGGGCGACGATGAAAGCTGAGATCATCGCCGTCTGCGCGATCCTGCTCTC